AAATCCGTATTATTTGCGCCTCATTCGGCGGGTCGTTAGCTCAGTTGGTAGAGCAGTTGGCTTTTAACCAATTGGTCGAAGGTTCGAATCCTTCACGACCCACCACTATTTCAAGGGGTTGCCGCTCGGCAGCCCCTTTTTGTTTGTCCCACAGAAAGCGAATTGTCCCACACTAGTCCGCCTGTTCCGGCTTCCGGTGGTAGAACCGGCGGGTGGTGTTGACGCTGGTGTGGGCCAGCCGGCGGCGGGCCTGCTCCAGGTCCTCACTGTCGCTCGCGACCTTCGCGCGCAGGTCGTTCTCCGTGAACCAGGTGCTGATCGCGCCGGCGTCCATGGCGCGCTGTACCCAGCGCCGGAAGATGCTGTTGAAGCCGCTGGTGGTGTCATCGGCCTTGATGTAGGGATCGCCCCGGCGGGTGCAGAACAGGTGGGTCAGGCTGCTGACGCGCTGGGGGCGCACCGCCAGGCATTTGGCCCAGGCCCGGCGGCGGGCTTCGTTCCAGGGGTAAACGGTTTGTTTACCGGATGAATTCGCGGTCTTATGCGGTTTTACGTGTATGCCGTCCTCCTTCGCCGCGCTGGGGGCCAGGCGGAGCATGTCGCTTTTGCGAAGGCCCAGGGCCAGTTTCAGGTCCACATAGGCGTCGATGAAGGGGTTTGCATAGGGCAGAGCCGCCGCGATTTCCTGGTCGGTGACGTAGCGGTCGCCTGGGGTGGTGGCGTTCTTGATGCGCAGCCCACGGATCGGGTGCTGATCGTTGCGTAGGACGCCCCACTCGATGGCCTTGCTGAACAGGTGGGAGAGCACTTCCAGGTCCCGGTTGGCGCTGGTGGGGTGATCTCGGCGCATGTCCCGATACTTGAAGGCGTGGTGGCTCTCAAAGTCCTCGGGCAGCATATGGCCGAATACGGGCCGTAGGCGCGCCAGGGAGATCAGGTTGCTGCGCTGGGTGGAGGGGGCCTTCAGCGGCACGACCTCGGCGGTGTAGCGGTCCATGAGGTCCGCCATGGTGACGATGGTCGCCATGCCCCCCTCCAGTTCACGCATGATCTCCCCGTACCGCTGCGCCGCATCGGCGGTGGAGGTGCCCAGGGTGACCTCGCTGCGGCCCTCGAATAGCCGCGCACGGGTCACGGCATCCACCCAGCGCGGCACGCGGTACCGCCAAGCGCCGTTCTTCCAGCGCACCCCCCGGGCAAAGGGGGGCTTCTTCAGCTTGCTTTTGGCCATGCGGGCTCCCTGCTCCTCTTCCGCGCGGTATCGTTCGCCCGCACGTCCTCGTGGAGCACCACCGGTTTGCCGTCCTTCGGGCGGATATGAAACCGCACGCCCATGGCCATGAGCGACTGGCGCTGGCAGCGGGCGGCGCGATAGCCAGTGAGGTGCTCCACTTCTTCTTCGGTCAAGAATCGCACAAGGGTGCCTCCCGGCCCCGGTGGGGGCCAGTGTAATCCGTTCTCAGGTTCTTTCAGGTTCCACCGGGCCGATGGGTGACGCCCAGAGGTGATCGCGCGAGATGCGGAAGCCGGCGGCGTGGCGGTGTCCGCCACCCCCGAACCGGGCGGCAATCTCGCTCACGTCCACGCCGCCCTCGCGGCTGCGCAGGCTGAACGTCCGACCCTCCGGAGTATCCCAGTAGCAGGCCGCGAACGGTGCGTCCTCGGCCATCTGGTGGCCGGCGTCGCTGGCGTAGAAATACGGCACGTTCAGCACGGGCACCTCATAGCCGGCGATCACCATCGTGTGTTGGGCGGCGGCTCGGAATTCGGCGATGTCTTTGAAGTGCTTCCGCTCGATGGCTTTGCCGTCGGCAAGCAAATTCGACCGATAGGTGTGCATCAGCTTGTCCCATGCTTCGAAGTCGTAGGGGTAGCTGAACAGGCAGGCTTGAATCTCCCGGGTACCGGGCAGTTCAAACTGCCAGAGGTCACGATCCTGGATGTGCGCGATCAACACCGGTGGTGTCCTACCCGGGAAAAAATGGTCCCAGGCCATCATCGCGCCGGAGCGGTCCATGTCGAACTCTGCGGTGACGTTGCCGGGCAGGTCCACCAGGTCCTTCTCGGCGCTACGGTGGTGGTCCAGGATGGTGATGCTGGTGGCCACCTCCGCCATTTCCAGCAGCACCGGGCGTTTGTAGGAGAAGTCGACGATCAGCACGGTGCGACCGCGCACGTCCGGCGGGGCGTCGCCGTGGTTCGCGGCGTGGAACTCCACATGTTTACCCAGGGCGCGGCGCACCACCCAGGCGGCGCCGAAGCCATCGGCGCAGTTGTTGTGGTAAATGCAGAGGGTCTTTTCGGGGTCCATGGGGTCTCCTAGGCCGCTGCGGCGGCGGTGGTGGGTTGGTAGTTGAGCGAGACCAGCGCCTCGCAGGGGAACGGCGAGACGCTGTTGCCGCACATCAGGTTCTGCTCCGCCTTGGTGAGGCGGCGCCCGTCCCAGGTGCGATCGATGATGTAGTCCGGCCCGAAGCCCTGACCGGGGAACAGTTCGTGCGGCTGCAGCATCCGCATGCCGATGTCCACCACCTGATAGGGCTGGCCTTTGACCAACACCAAGCCCATGCGGGCCTTTGTGGGGATGGTGTGGACGGGCTCGCGGAGATCTGACCATTGCCCGCCTTCCCGGTAGTACTTCATCAAGAACGCGCGGCACTCGGCGTGGTGGCCGGTCCCCGTCGTGATCGTGTGCAACGATTCTCCGGAGTGGTGTCCGATACAGCCGCCACGCAGCTTGACCATGTGGCTGGTCACCAGGGAGTGGTGGTCGCGGGCGGTAATCGTGCCGATAGGGCGGTCCAGCTCCGAGCCGGTGACGCCGGTGTAGTGTTTGGCGAGGAACGCCTGGACCAGCTGGCCGTGGTTGCCGGTGGGCACGATGGTGGGCAGCGGCTCAAGCGCGGATCCAGTGCGTGGGCGCTGGCCCTTGGCTTCGCCGTAGCGGGGCACCAGGTACGGCACGGCCACGCAGGCGTCGCCCTTCGATGTGATGGTGGCCAACGGTTCGTGCAGGCCGCGCGGGCGGGACTGCCCGGCGCGTCCACCGCACCCGATGATGGCGCCCGGGGGCGCAATGAACGGCTCCGGGTGCTCGAACACGAACCGGCGTAGGCCCTCGGCGATCCGGCGCTGGGTGGCCTCGGCCAGGGGCCGGCGGACGCCGGCGGCTCTGCCTTGTTCCTTCGTCAGGAAAATGCTGGGGCAGGGCAGGGACCAGTCGATGATGTCCGCCGCGCAGCGGTAGGGCTTGAGGCCGGGGCCATGGGTGGGCTCCGGCCAGCGGATCGGCCAGCCATCGCACCGAGCTACAAGGAACAGCCGCTTGCGGATCGTTGGCGCACCGTAGTCGTGCGCGCGCAGCTCTTTCCAGTCCACGGTGTAGCCGTGCCGGCGCAGGGCGTTCACGAAGGAGTTGAAAGTGTGGCCGCGCCGCTTGGGGCATGGGTACAGCTTGCCGTCCGGCCGGCGCACTACCGGGCCCCAGGAAACGAACTCCTCCACGTTTTCCAGCATGATCACCCGGGGCCGGACGGTCCCGACCCAGCGCATCACCACCCACGCCAAGCCGCGCACGCGCGGGCTCACCGGCTTCCCGCCCCGGGCCTTGCTGTGGTGGGTACAGTCCGGGCTGAACCAAGCCAGGCCCACCGGCTGGCCCTTGCAGACCTTGCGCGGATCCACGTCCCAGACGGATTCGCAATAGTGCCGGGTGTGCGGGTGGTTGGTTTCGTGCATCGCCAGGGCGATGGGGTTGTGGTTGATGGCAATGTCCACCGGCCTACCGATGGCGCGCTCGATTCCGGTGGATGCGCCCCCGCCGCCGGCGAAGCTGTCGATGACCAGCTCGTCGAAGTTGAAGGTGGCCTGGAGATTTCCTCTGAAAGCGTTCATCAGCGCTCCTAAAACAAAGCCGGTTGGCGAGGGTGGCGCTGGCGGTGGGTGTTATCCGGGTGCGACTCGTCCCAGCTGGGCGCCAGGCTATCGATGTAGGCGCGGTCGCCCCGGCAATGGCAGTGCTCGGCGGTGCAGCCGCCGCAGCAGATTTCGTACTGGTCGCCTTCCACCAGCAGGATCCCGCCGTTGTCGCGCTGGAAGGCGCGGGCGGTTGCTTGGTTTCGGGAGGTCCAGTTGCCGCCGGGCTGGCGCTTCATGCCATCGCATGCGAGCAGTTGCTGGCGAGTCCGTGCGCGTCTCATGAGGGCGCTCCTTCGTTGGCGATCTCCAGCAGTACGTCGGCGTGACAGGGCCCATCCAGTGGGCACCAGCACGCGAGGTTCTTGCCGGCGAGGCTGGTGCGGATATGGGCCACCAGATCGGCCTGTTCCGGCCGGGCCAAATAATCCCGGTATAGCGCCACCAGGTGGGCCCGGTCGCCGTCGCCGTCTTGTCCGGCCTGATAGGGATTGCCGTAGCGCGTGGTGCGGTCCACCTTCACGGTGTTCGGCGGCATCCGCCAACCTTTGCTGCGGCGCAGCTGGACGCGGCGTGGGATGGCTTCATTCTTCACGTAGTGCCTCCACTGGCACATGCCAGGGCAGTTCGTTGAACGGATGGAGAGCGTAGTAGCCGGCGTGCGGCAACAGGGCCATGAACAGCCGGTACCAGCCCGGCAGCCAGGTCGGAATCAGCTTCACAGTGAGCAGGTAGGCCAGTAGCCCTGCGGTCATGCGTGCAATGTGTTCGATCCTGTTCATCGCAGCATCACCACCTGAAACCCGCCGTCGTTCAGGGTGCGGCCAGTTTCGTTCAGCAGTTCATCAATGGCTTGTGTGGCGAGCGGCAGTACCTCGACCAGATAGCAGGCGCCTTTCGGTCGGAGTTCGTGGGTCACCTTGCCGTCGTCGTTGGCGGCGAACAGGCTGATCTTCCAGCGGCGCCGACCGAGGCCGGCGGCGCGGGGGTGAATCCGGGTCTTGTCGGTTTGCAGGTTGTAGGTGGCGACGATCATGCTCGGCCTCCATAGGTCTGGGTCAGGGCACGGTTCACCGCTTTGCCGCGCCGGAACAGGGCGCGCGCCAGGCGCATGCGGTCCCGCTCGCTGTGGGTGGCCTGGCGCAACAGGCCGAAATAGCTGTTCGCGGTGTCGCGCAGCTGGGCGCGGGGCAGGGTGGCGATCCGGTGTTCGGCGTGGCGCACCGTCTTGCGGCGCGTTGTGCGGTGCCAGGGCTTGATCACTTGGCCCACAAAATCGATGCCCCGATCCACCGGCTGGATGATGGTTTTGCGTGGGTTGAGCTGGGCGGCCAGCGTCGCCGGCAGGAATGCCTCGATCTGCCGGTGGGCGGCGGTGAGCCAGGCGGGGTCCCGGTGCAGGATCACGAAATCATCGACGTAGCGCACGTAGTGGCGCGCTCGCAGCTTATGCTTGACGAACTGGTCCAGGGCGTCCAGGTAGACGTTGGCGAAAAACTGGCTGCTCAGGTTGCCGATGGGCAGGCCCAGGTGGGCGGGCTGCTCGCCCAGGCGCTTGTGGGCCGGCACCCGCTCCAGCAGATCCCGGCGGCCGCGTACCTCATGGTGCTCGCGCGGGTCGTGAAACAGCACCAGGGTGGCCAGTGCTCGCCACCAGGGTTCCGGGATCCGGGCGAGCAGCTGCTGGTGGAGAATGCGCTTGTCGATGCTGACGAAAAAATTGGCCAGGTCGCATTTCAGGTAGTGGGCGCGGTGCTGCCAGTTCTCGGTGACACTGCGCACCTTCCGTTCCAGGCGCTGGGCGGCGTAGAGCGTGCCCCGGCCCGGGATGCAGGCGCAGCTGTCGGCGATGAACCGGCGGTGGAAACGGTCGGCGATCCGGTTGTACAGCAGGTGGTGCACGATCCGATCGCGGAATTGGGCGGCCCACACCTCGCGCGGTTTGGGGTGGGTCACCACGAAACAGATGGAGGGCCCCGGCTGGTAGGTGCCGCTGCGCAGCTCCTCGGCCAGGGCCAGCAGGTTGCGTTCCAGATCGATCTCGAAGTTGAGGGCGGAGCGGCTGGTGCGCTTGGCGCGGCGGCAGTCGAAATAGGCCTGCGCTAACTCCTCAATAGAAAAATCAGCATGGCCCGCAGGGATTGGATCTGCGGACGGCGCGAGCCCGAAGGGCGTTGTCCTTGTGGTCGTTGTTCTGGTTGCCATTGGCAAAGTCCTGATTCCAGGCGTTGTTGGCGGAGTACTGCGCCGTGTCGTGCTATCTACGTCGCCTCGCCGAAGGCCGGGGCCGATCAGCGGGGAAACTGCGCGGGACCTGCCAGGCGCCGCCCGGTGGTTTCCCTGATGCGCGTGGCGGTGGCCGGTGGCCAGCGGCACGACCAGATTCAAAAATCGCACGGGTATGGCCGCCGTGACGGTCATACAGCAGGCGACGCCGCGCTGGCGCGCTTCCAGCCGGTGGATTGGCGCCCGATCTGATCGGTGAGCTCCACCGCTCGGGCGTATTGCCCGGTGCTGATGAAGCGCTTGTCCCGGCAGAGGCGGAGCAGCAGCTCCACCACCTGCAGGCGCTCCTGGAGCGCCTCGATGTGGGGCACCTTGTTGCGTGCGGTGTTGGCCCTGAAGATCAGGACCAGCATTTCTACGCACTCCTCCCGGACCTTCTCGCCGAGCAGCCGCTTGAAGTCCCGCGGGATGTTCCGCGTCACTTCGACGGCCATCGAGAGCAGGTCATAGGCCAACCGGTAAATCGGAAGCTGGTGATGCAAGGCCATGCTGAAAAAACTCGCGAAAAGGGCGCTTCGCGCCCTAATGGTTAAAGGGCTGAATGGCTAATGAATCTGCGGACGGCGCGAGCCCGAAGGGCGTCGCACTTGTGGGCGAGGTCCTGGCTGCCAACGGCAAAGGCCTGACCCCAGGCGTTGTAGGCGGAGAACTGCGTGCTCGACCAGTAATACCCGGACCGCTCGAACAGCTCGGGGACCGTGGCGCAGCACAGTGCCAGCTCTCGCCGTGCCGGCAGGTACCAGTCGCGGTGGCCGTGGAGATCCAGATTCGCCACCCAGTGGGCGGCGGGATGATCGTGGCCGGACTGGATCAGTGCCCGGGTGTTGGCCAGGCCGTCACGCTCGCTGGTGGCGGCGGTTTCATCCTCCCCGACGCCGCCCCATTGAATCTCCTTGATCTGCGCCTGCTCCACGCGGGGGACAATCAGGTGATGATCCGGCTGGCCGTCCTCGCCGCGCATCAGGCCGGCGTAGACGCCGCCCTGGCTGGCCCAGGTCTCACCGATGGCCGGCGGCACATCAGCCGGGTGCGGGGCGTTGGCGGGCATCGACGCCAGCCAGTTGGCGATCACGGTTTGGCGCGGCAGGCGCACGGTGGCGCCGTGAATCTGAATGTCGATCAGCTCGTTGCTCTGATTCGGGTTCATGCGGGTCTCCCAAAATGGCGCGCGAAGGGCGCTGCGCGCCCTTAAATGGATGAATGGCTCAATTGATGAGGAATCTGCGGACGGCGCGAGCCCGAAGGGCGACGCCCTTGGGGTCGATGCCCTGGGTGCCATTGGCAAAGTCCTGATCCCAGGCGAAGTTGGCGGAGTACTGCGTCGACGCCCAGTAAAAGCGGGGCTCGAACGCCTCGGGCCCGTCCGCCTGGAACACCTCCACCGTGGTCTGCGGCGGCGTCTCGGCGGTGTACGGATAGCCCCCGGGCACACTGCTGGGGTTATCACCGTCGCGGAACGTGGCCGCGTTCGAGTGGGCCAGCGGCTTGAACTGACGGTAGAGCATTTCCTGTTCGTCTCGGGCCGGCAGGTACCAGTCGTCGTAGCCGTCCAGGTTCAGCTTGCGGATCGCCTGGGCCAGCTCGCTGCCGGCGTCGGCCATGGCCAGGGTGTTGGCCATGCCGTCGCAGCAGCTGGTGGCGCCGATGTCCGGCCCGGTCTCGCCCCAGGGCATGGGGTCCAGATCGCCGGCTTTGGGTGACACGGCCAGGCCGTAGTGGGTACCGGCGACATTGATGACGCCGGCGAAATAGCCGCCCTCCATCGCTGCGCCGATGATCAGTGAGGTGCCCGCGTGGGCCTTGGTGAGTGCTTCACTCATGGGTTTCTCCCCTTGCTTATGGTTTAGAAAAGGGCGATGGCCACCAGGGCCACCGCGGTGACGGTGAGCGCCGTCGGAAACAGTCGGAGCCGGTAGCGGGGCGCCATGGCGCGCTCGCTCGGCAACGGGATCTGGATGGTGGTGGCGTTGTACTGGCTGCGCATGGGGCCTCCTACGCGGCGTTGCTGAGCTGCTGGCGCAGGTGCTCAACGCCGGCGGTGGTGATTTCCACCCGCACGTACCATTGCGGGCCGACGTGTGGGTGGGTGAACTGCTCCTGCCGCTCCACCAGCAGCCCGTCGCGGATCCAGGCCGGGTTCGCTCGCCGGCGGCCGGTGGTGCCGTCCGGCTGGAAGGCGCCCAGCTGGTCGAGTTGCCGGCGCAGGTGGCGTTCACCCAGGCCCAGGGCCCGGGCGGCTTCGCGGATGCGGTACGTGCTGTCGTTGGCGGAGCGGTGCATGGCGGTTCTCCTCAGACGATGAACGGTTCGCGGCCCGCGTCGCGGCCGAGGGGCGCGTCCAGCCACCAGGCGTACTCCTCGGGGCCGTAGGGCACGGGTTTGTACTCGGCGTACTCCGCGCCCTGGTAGAAGCCCCAGGGGTAGTCCCAGGCGGTATGGCTGAACAGCGTCCAGGTCTCGGGCCGGATGGCGGTGATGCGGTGCAGGTCGATCAGCAGAGGGTCGCGGCGCAGGGTGTTGAACCACCGGACCGTCAAAATATGGCGCTCCAGCGTTTGGGCCGGGCGCCCCATGTGGGGCGGGATATGAAACGCCCTCTCTTCGGTGTAGGCGCCCACCAGCACCACACTGTCCGCGCGGCGCCAGGGATGGCTGTGCAAGTGCCGCTCGGCGTCGTTGCGCACGAAACGGTGCAGGTACCAGAACCGGTTGTGCTTCTCGCCCAACCAATACCGCTCCAGGTAGGGCTGCCCCTCCGGTTTGATCAGGCGGCACGGGCGGTTGGCGGTGTAGTTGAATAGGGCCTTGGCCGGCAGACGCGTGAGAGCATTCATGAGGCGCGCTCCTCGGTGTGGGTCCACGCCATCCAGGCTTTGGCGAGTAGCCCGGCCCGCTCCTGCAGCTCTTCCACCGTCCCCTCGTTGAGAAGGTGCCCATCGCCCTGGTGGTAGGTAAGCGGTTGCTCCGTGTGGTGGCCGCCGGTCTCGGCGTTGGCGCCGGAGCGATGAACATGGACCACCAGGCCGCCGTGTTGCCGGATCCAGGCGCACTCGGCTTCCGTGCGCACGTCCGTGATGATCGCGAGCCGGGCCGTGCCCAGGTCCTCGACGTGGCGCAGCTCCTCGGTCAGGCGGCTCAGCAGGTAGTCCTGGCCGAGGGTCTCCCGCACCCAGTCACCGAATTGCTGCAGCGCGTGCCGAGGGCTCAGGCCGCCCAGCTGCCGGTTCGGGGCCGCCTTGAATTCGCGGTCCTGGCAGAGAAACGACAGATCGTCATCCAGCGGGCCGATGCCCATGAGCCCGCCCAGGGCCTGGTACAGCGGCGCGGCGATGGCGAAGGTCGCAACGGAGAGCGGCAGGGCGTCGTCCATGGCGGCGGCGGCGGTGTTCTTCCCGGCGCCGGCACCGCCGGCGAGTCCGATCAGTTTCATTGCGTGTACTCCCTGCCACCGGTGTCGGTGAGCTGTTGTTGTTCGAGTTGCCAGTGGTGTTCGCTTTCCAACCATTGCTCGGCGTGCTGGTGGGCAATGCTGAGCAGCTCCCCGACGGTGTAGTCCTCGATGGGTTTGCCGAGCAGGGCGAGCGCGTCCGCGAAGGACTGCTGCCAGCGGCCATTGCATTCATCCAGGGGCAAGGTCCGCGCGATGCGCTCGAGCGTGTTGATGACGTGCTCAGAGCGGCCCTGCACGGTGCTCAGGTCGGGTTCATGACGGGACAAGTTCATGCCACCCCTCCCGCCAGCTGGCCGTTGATGTGCCGCTCAATGGCTTCCAGCGCCAGGGCGTACAGCACGCCGGGCTGGTTGCGGCCGCGATAGATGACCGGCGGCGCCGGGCAATCCGGGTCGGTGATGTCGCGCACCCGCACCTCGGCGTCGTGGCTGAACAGGGTGGTGCGGATGGCGATGCGGTGGGTGCCCAGGCGCAGCAGCGTGGTGCCGTTGCGGCGGATGGCGGCGCGGCATTCGCGCTCCTGGGTGATGTTCAGCATGAAGTCCTTTTTCATTGTTGTGCTCCAGGGTTGTGGCTGGCCGCCCGGCGGCACCGCTTGAGATAACGCTCGGCGCAGTCGGTGAGCGCCTCGCGGGTGCGCAGGGCGGCGGGTGTGTCGGGCAGCGCCCGGGTGTAGCGGTCCAGCAGCTGGCCGCTGTGGCCCATGGCCGCGCGCAGGTCGCTGGTGACCGGCGCCTGGGCGAAGGCCCGGCGGGCGTTGTGCAGGATGGCGCGGTGGTTCATGCGGCCCCCGGCGGAAAGTCGGGGTCGAAGCCCGGGGCAGGGCGCTGGGGCTGCGCGCGCATCGGGCCGCGCAGGTAGCGGCTGGCGTCCAGGCGGTGCTCGTAGGCGCGCCGAGGTGCCATTGCCCGGGCTGTACGGGGGCGCTGGATCAGCAGGGCCGGCCCGGTGCGGGTGAATACCGCGACCCGGCCCGTGGCGCTTTGCAGGGCCTCGATCTGCGCCGGGGTGCGCTGGGTGGGGTGGATGTAGATCTGTGCCATTTCTCGCTCCTGGCGGTGAAGCCGATAAAGCGAGATTAGTAATTTGCTATTCCTGGGTCAATAGTAAAATACTAACTTTGTTTGCCGCTTGCCGATGGTCAACACAGTGGTAGTATCGGAAATTCACGTTAGAGGTGTACGTATGGACAGTATAGAGCGTGAAGCCAGGAAGCTTCTGATAAGCGCTTTGACCAGGGTTGTAGCGGAGATGTCAGAAGAACAGGCGGACGCGTTTTGGCGCGAGTACAGGCTACTCGGAGCGTCCGCGAATGATGGTGAGGGCGCGGTCGATCAGGCGGGACAGATCGGCGGTGGACAGGTTGGAAAGTAGTTGTTCGCTGAATGCCAGCATCTCTTCGGGCGTCTCGCCCCAGAGCTCAGGGTGCGGTTGGTCCATCCAGCCGTTGGGCATGTCGAGGCTCTTCTCGAACTTGCGCGCCGTGCGGTCACCCATTTGGCTGTGGCCGGTGAGCAGCTGGTTCAGATAGTTGTTGTCGGCATAGCCTAACCGTTTGGCTACCAGTTGGCGGCTGAACTTCCGTTCCGCCAAGTGCCGCGCATTCAGCCGGCGGATTTCCTTAACGTCCATAGGTTTGGGTAGAGCCCCTCTCGCAGTTTTTTCGCTCGGTCAATTGTAGCAATTACGTTGCGGACCCCGGATTAGTGATTTACTATTAATCTGTAAATAGTAAAACGCTATTCGAGGCTGCTATGACACCACGTTCCTTTTGGGAATCTCATTCCCTGGCCGAGTGCCGCACCGTCGCGGAGGCGGCCGGGACCAACCTGGCCAACTTCAGGCACATCGCTTTGTACGACGGCGCCTGTTCCGCGCAGCTGGCCAACCGGTTGGAAGAGTCCTCCGGGGGCGTGATGACCCTCAAGGAAATTCTCTTCGGAGGCTCAGAAGCCGCATAGCACCGGACTAAGCATAGGCCGGCTGCCGAGCCGGGTAACGGTAAGAAGGGGAGAACCACTTATCATGAACAAGACCACTCGGATGGGCCTGATGGAGCGCGCCGAGCGCACCATGCTGCCCCTGAAAACCGCGCTCTATCTCACCGCCAAGCGGCTCGGGATGGACAAGATCGCCGCCACCTACCAGCTCCATCCCCAGAAGCTCTACAACAATCTCAACCTGAACCACACCGACCGGGCGCCGACCCTTGAGCAGTTCGAGCTCATCACCGAATACGCGCGCGACCATGAGGACCACGAGCAGATCCTCGATGCCCTGGCATTGATTACGGGGTGCGTCTGGCTGCGCGTGCCGGATCCGGAAGACCTGGGCCGCACCGAGCTGTTCGGCGAGGTGGCCGAGCTGGTGGAGCGGGTAGGGGGCATGTGCCGGAACACGCAACTGGCGGTGTCGGATGGCCGGGTGGACGCCGAGGAGGTCGCTGTGCTGGAGCGGGACCTGCTGCGGTTGATCCAGGCCGGCCACCGGCTGGTCGAGAGCGCGAAACAGTTCAACGGGGAGTAGGCCATGCAGGGGGCGCCACTGAGCGAGCACGAAGTCCGCGAGGCCCTGCAGTTCATCCACGCCGATTGCGACCGGCCCACCTGGATGTCCGTGGCGGCGGCGCTGAAGGACGAATTTGGCGAGGACGGCTGGGATCTGTTTCTGAGCTGGTCCGAAAGCGTTTCCAGCTACGACAAGGGGGCCACTAAATCGACCTGGCGTAGCGTGGCCCCGGGCCATTACACCATCGGCACCGTGATCAAGCTGGCGCGGGATGGCGGCTGGCGGCGACGCGCTGGCGAGATTTCAGCGGAGGAGAAGCGCCGGCTCAATCGCGAGCGGGAAGCCCGCCGGAAGGCCCGTGAAGCCGAGATCGAGTCCGACGCGGCGCGGTTGGTCCGCATGCAGGAAGCGGTGGCCGAGGCGTGCGAGACGATCTGGGAAGAACAGACCCACCCCCTGGGCCAGTCCGAGTACCTGGGCGCCAAGGGCGTCGGCGCCCACGGGATCCGGTTTTTTAAACGCTCGGTGCTGCTGGTGATCGACGACCGCGAGGAGCACGAGCGCTGCGAGATCCGCACCGGCGAGGCGGTGCGCGAGTTTTTCCAGACACTGCCGAAGCCACGGCCTGAGCACCTGTCGTTCCTGCGCATGGCCTACGGCAGCATCGCGGTGCCGCTGCGGGATGTGGAAGGGCGACTGTGGTGCCTGCAGGTGATCAATGGCCAGGGCACGAAGCTGTTCCCCAAATACGCCCGGAAGAAGAGCTGTTTCCACCTGGTGGGCGAGATCGGGGCGGGGCCGGCGGGCTTTGCCGAGGGTTACGCCACCGCAGCGACGGTACACGAACTCACCGGTTGGCCGGTGGTGGTCTGCATCGACAGCGGCAACATGGCCACCGTGGCCGGCGAGCTGCTGCCGCAGCATCCCGAGGCGGAGCCGGTTTGGCTGGTGGACAACGACAAGCCGAACCCGAAAACCGGCAAGCGCGCGGGGCACGAAGCGGCCCTCCGCTGTCAGGGACAGCATGGGGGAGTGCCATTGGTGCCTGAACTGAATCGGGAGGCGGCCTGATGTCACTGGAACTCGATGAACGAGAGCTCCTGATCCACGCGGATGGGCACGGCGATACCGGTGATTCGCTCATTCCAGGTGTCCACCCGGCACCCGTAATGGTAATGGAACCCGGCTTCGTCCGGGGCGGCGCGCGTTCCAGTCAAAACGATGACGCCCCGCTCGCGGATAAAGAGTCGGCCATTGAACAGGGCATTCGGATCGCCCATCGCCTGCGGAAGAAATCGGTGGGAGGTTTCCATCTGCAACCAGGTGCTACACATTGCGCCCCATTCGTTGACTGCTGCTACCCGCCGGCATTCGTTGTGCGGGGTCGGGCATTTGGCCTCGGCTTCTCGATAGGTCGTGAGGCGTGGCCAAGAGGGTGGCGTATACGCGTTGTGCTCGGCGACCGTGGCCGGCGCTGTAACGGTAGGGGCGGATTCGCCGGATCCGCTGGCGAACAGGGCAATTACGATTCCGGTGCATACGATTCCGCCAAAAACGAGCAGTGGAGCCTTCAATGGCGCCATGGTCTTCCCCCTTCCTATTTGTGTTCGTATCGGCGTCTCCCGGCATTATGGCGGCGCGTGGCGGGCCTTTCCAATGCGCGCGAACTTGGGGGGCGGCCATGAGCTCGGACCAGTGGCATGGCGATTGGAACGATCTGGCGCAGCAGCTGGGCCGCGACGAAGCGCGCCGGCAGCTGCTGGAGGGCTATGCCGAGGCGCGGGCCGCGAATGAAGCGGCCCCGTCTCCCGGACCCTCTGACGAACCGGTGGCGCTGAGCGCGCCGGACCTGGATCAGGCACTGGAGCGGTTCGCCTGGACGGTGCCGGACGGCAAAATCTGGGATTCCTCGAACACGACTCTCATGAGCCAGCAGGTGGCGCGCACTTGGCTCGGCAAAGACCTGTTCAACGAGTGGAAGGATCACGCGGACCGGCGTGCCGTGGCGCACGCCGATGTGGCGCCCCTGGCGGCCCGAGCTGCTGAGGCGGACAAGCTGGCCGAGAAGGACGCGGCCCGCGCCGCGCGCGCCCAAGCCGCCCAACAGGGGGGCGGGGGAGTGCTCGGCGAGGCGCTGGGCCGGTACGTGCTGCTGTATCCCTCGCAATCGGTGTGGGACCGAGAACGCCGTGAGGTGGTGGCTCTCAACGACCTCAAGCCCAAGCTCGCGGGCTGGTACACCGACTGGCTGGAACACCCCATGCGCCAGGAACTGGACCGCGACCGGCTGGTGTTCGACCCCCAGGGGCGGCACAGCGAGGACGACGGCTACATCAACATGTTCCGCGGGTTGCCGCTCAAGCCGGTGCATGATCCGGATCGGTGCCTTGCCATTCGTGAGCTGATCCTCCACCTGTGCGGCCGGCGGCCCTACATCGCGCACTGGTTCATGTGCTGGCTCGCGTATCCCCTCCAGAACGTGGGCTCGAAGATGGCGAGCGCGGTGTTGATGCATTCCGAGATCCACGGCACCGGCAAGTCGTTGCTGTTTGAGGAGGTGCTCAAGCCGCTCTACGGCGAGTACGCGGCGACGCTCGGGCAGCATCAGCTGGAGAGCCAGTACACCGACTGGCGCAGCCAGAAACTTTTCGGGTTGTTCGAGGAGGTGTTCTCGAGGGACCAGAAATACAGCCACACCGGCACCCTCAAGCACATGATCACGGGCGCTACCCACCGCATCGAGAAAAAATTCGTCAGCGGCTGGGAGGAGGCCAACCACATGAATGCCGCCTTCCTTTCCAATGAGATTCAGCCGTTCCCGGTGGAGCCGTCGGATCGGCGCATGTTCGTGATCTGGCCCTGGTGGAAACTGGGCGAGGATCTGAAACAGCGCGTATTGGCGGAGATCGCCGACGGTGGGGTGGAAGCCTTCTACGGCTACCTGCTCGCGTTGCCGATGGAGATTCAGGAACAACGCGAGGGTGGCCAGGTGCTGGTCGAATTCGGCCACCACAGCGAACCGCCGATGACGGCCGAGAAGCAGCGGCTGATTGAGTTCGGGCGGCCCAGCTGGGACACCTTTCACAGCAAGTGGCGTGAGGGGGAGCTGGATGTTCCCTACCAGACCTGCCTCACTGACGATCTGTACAGCGTGTACAAGCGGTGGTGCAACCGTCGCAGCGAGCATGTCATCAGCCAGACGAAGTTCAGCACGATGCTCGCCAGCCGCGAGGAGAAGGTGCCTCGGGTCCGCTACCGGGATCTGGGCGGACAAGGTAAGCGAGGCACGTTTTTCTGGGTGGAGCGGGAGGGGTGCCTACCCCGCGATGATGAAACCCAGGAACAATGGCTTCATCGGTGCGTTGAGGCCTTTCGGCAGTCCATGCGGGCGGGGGTGGATGATGATTCCTAGCGCCTGGGCACGGGTTAAGGCACCGCATGGCACGGGGTATGGCACGGGTTGGGCCATCAATAAGTTATTGATTCCGCGAAGGATGGCACGGGTTGTACGGGTGGCACGGGTCCATCGCGCGCGCCTGCGTACGCGGGTGTGTGCACGCAACTTTCCCGGACCCTTTCCCTTTCGAGGCGGTCGCGTTTCCCACGGGCGCGAGGAAATAACCCGTACCACCCGTGTAACCCGTGCCATGTGCTTTTTTTTCAATGGGTTAGAAAATTTGAACCCGTGTCCAAACCCGTGCCATACCCGTGCCATTCCTTTTTCAGTGTTCCACGACAAACATTCCGATTCTGGTAGGGAGGGAAGATGAACCCGATTCGACTGCTTGCGAAGCTCACCGCCCGGGGCCTGCGCATCGACGGTGGGGTGGGCGGGGGCGCCCCGGTCACCATCTCCGCCGAGGACGTGGCCGGGGCGCTCGGCATGGGCAATCTCAGCCCAGAGGCTCAGTTGGTGGGGCGCGCCAAGTTCTGCGACGACAACCGTGCCCAGCTGGAGCTGGCCGGCTGGGTGCAGACGCGATTCCATCGGCGCTGCAAGGCCAACGGCTGGAAGACCGATTATTGCGAGGGCATCGCGCAGCTGTGCGTGTTCGAGCTGGTCTGGCCGTACCGGTGCCCGCATTGCAATGGCCGGGGCCATGTGTGGATCCAGCAGCCGGAGCGTGCCGGCGGCGAGGACGGCGAGCAAGAGGCGCCGGCGCGGCTGGTGGATCGCCTGGTGGAGTGCGGCCGTTGCAAGGGCACGGGGCAGGGCCGGATGACCGTGCGCGACCGGGCAGCGGTGGCGCAGATCGGCAAGAGCCAATTCGCTGATGCTTGGGCGAAGCGGGCTGACGACATGCTCACGGAGCTGGAAGGCCATGCTGACAATGCGGTGCGGCACCTGTGGAAGCAGTTCGCGGAGGACGTGGCCTGAGAGATTGTCGAGCTTACTTTATCTTGCCCTATTGACGAACCGGACAAAAACACCCATCATTTTCCCATCGTGGAGAAAACCCGCCCTGGCCCAGCCTCGGCGGGTTTTTTTGTGCCCAAATGATCTCCCCCTGGCCGTTCACCACGGCCACCCAGGCCCGCTCCGGCGGGCCTTTCTATTTCAGAAATACCACCCAGGCGCGGCCTGCATCTGCTCGGTCAGGAGGATGCAGGGCGAGCGCCGCTGCGTGCCACTGGCCGGGGCTGGCCCACCCACGGGCTCCGAACTCACTGGATATTGGGGGCTGTGTGGCCGATCCGAGAGATGTGACGCTGGCCGCTGAGGTCGTGAAGGCCTCGCCGCCGGTGCTCATCACCGCCGCCGCTAAAGTCATGGGGTTGACCCTGTCTGACTGGATTGCGGTGTTGACCATCATCTATCTGGTGCTCCAGATCGGGCTGCTACTGCCCAAGTATCGCAAGGTGTTGGGCGAGCGGCTCGCCGCCGGCGGCCGCTGGATTAAGCGCGTCGTTCGGAGGCAGCCGTGAGCAAGATCGGCAAGGCCGGCAAGGTTGGTGGCGGGGCCGCCGTGGCGTTGGCGGCTGCCATCGGCGCAGTCAGCGTGTTCGAGGGGCGGCGCAATGAGGCGTACCTCGACCCGGTCGGCGTCGCCACGATCTGCGATGGCATCACCCAGGGCGTCAAGCTGGGCGACACCGCCACCGATGCGGAGTGCGACGCGCTGCTCCGCAAGGAAATCAAGCGGGCGCTCCAGGTGCTGGACCAGAGCGTGGACGCGGAAATGCCTGCGTCACGCCGGGCGGCGCTCGCCTCATTCATCTACAACGTGGGCGCCGGTGCGTTCCGGCGGTCCACCTTGCGGCGAAAGCTCAACGCCGGCGACGTACAGGGCGCATGCGATGAGCTGCTCCGCTGGGTCTACGCTGGCGGCCGCGACTGCCGGGACCGCGCCAACAACTGCTACGGGCTGGTGACTCGGCGTCACCGAGAACGGGAGATGTGCCTCGATGATGGTGAGCTGGAAACTCTGGCTGGTGATCGGCCTGATCACGGTCGGCCTGATCGGGGCTAACGTCTGGCAGTACCGGCATACTCAGGCGCTCAACGAGCAGGTGGGCAAGTTGGAGCAGAGCAACGCCCAGCTGGTCGCCGACCTGAAAACCGAACGAGAGCAGGTCACCGAGCTGATTCAGCAGCGGGACCAGGAGGCCTCGATCCGTGCGCAACGCGATGACCAGATCCGCGCGATTCAGGAACGCCACGCGGCGGCCCGGCGCCAGCCTGGCGGCAACGCCTTGAAGATGAAGCGGGCGGCTGGATGGCCGCTGATATTCCTGATGTTGTCGATCAGCGGATGTGCGAGCTGGTGCCCTGCGCCAGTGGTGCGGACCGAAGTGCGCCATCAGCGGATCCCCAATGACCTGCTGCCGCACTACGTGCTGCCCACTTGGTACCCGGGTGGCGGCAACGAAGCGTTCATCGACTACCTGGAGCGGGCGGCGAGGCGCGCAGAGGAACACAACGCCACCATCGACGCGGCCCGGGAAGCGAACCGGAAGGGCGGGCCTGAATCCACGGTGCCGCGCCCCTGACCTGCCCCCTTTTGGGGCACCCCTATGCCCCGGGTCCTTCCCGGCGCCGACCCATTACGGGTGCGTTGAGCTCGATCTGTTTGCAGATATGGCGCGGCATAGGGGGTTATAGCTATACGGTGGTTTCCTGATGACTTCACTCGATGATCGTGCCACGGCAAGCGCTTTCGCGCGGCTGGTAGGGATCAGCCAGCCGGCGGTGAGCAAGCACCTCGCCGATGGCCACCTGCCGCGAGACGGCACGCTGGCCGAGTGGCTGCGCGCCTACTGCGACCACCTGCGCAGCTACGCCGCCGGGCGCGGTGGCGAGAACCAGGCCGCCCTGACCACCGCCCGGATCCAGGAATCCGAGGTGAAGGCCGCCCTGGGCCGGCTCAGCTACTTCGAGAAGCTCGGGCAGTTGATCGAGGCGGCTGAGGCGGCCCGGGTGGTGATGGACTGGGCCAGCCACACCAACCGAGAAATACGCGCCGCCGTGGAGAAATTGCGGCAAACCCTGGAAAGCGAACACGGAATCACCATCGCCCCCGAGACCCTGACCAATGTCATTGAGCCTGCAATCGAGCGAATTGGTGCATTTGCGGAGCACGCTGCGGGGGATCTTGAACCAGGCGGCGGCGAAGTTCCGGCCACGGCGGCTGGTGCCGACCAGCCAGTGGCTTCCTGAGCACTACCACCTGCCGGAGGCCATCGGTGACCTGGCCGGTGTTTACGATTTCTACTACGCCCCGTATTTCCTCGGGGTAGCGGCGGCCCTGGACGATCCGGCGGTCGGTGAAGTTGATCTGATGAAAGCCGCCCAGATCGGCTGGACCTATTTCCTGATCGGCTACCTGGGTAAGCGCATCGAGTCGCACCCGGCGCCGATGATGGTGTTGTTCGCGAAAGAAAAGGACGGCAAGGCGTTCCACGACGAAAAGCTCTGTCCGGCGTTCGAAGCCACCCCCATCCTGCGCGGGCTGATCGACGTGAGCACCAGCCGGAAGGCCGGCAACCGGTGGGATCTGAAATCCTACCCGGGCGGCTTCCTGAAGTTGGTCGGTTCCAACAGCCCCGGCAACGTGAAATCCACCAGCTCGGTGGGCGTGGGGGTCATCGAAGAGCCGGACGACACCAGCGACGACGTGAAACAGCAGGGCACGGCCATCGGCCTGCTGGAGGAGCGCCTCAAGCGCTACCTGGGCAGCAAGCTGATCGTGGGCGGCACGCCCACCATCCGGGACCTGAGCAAAACCGAGCACCGCATCAGGCAATCGGATTGCCGGGTACTGCCGGTGGTCTGCCACGAATGCGGCGAGGCGCACGTGCTGGCCTGGGAAAACGTGAGCTGGCTGTCCGCCGAGGACGATCAGCCGGAGCACGCGGTGTTCGGGCGGGCGCTGCCGGACACCGCGGTGTACTGCTGCCCGAACTGCGGTTCCGCGTGGGATGACGATCAGCGCCAGCGCAACGTGCGTGACACCGTGTTCAATGCCATCGAGGACGGCGACCCGAACTGCGGTTGGACGCCGACGCAGCCGTTCCACGGCAGCGCAGGCTTCCTGGAACTCAGCGAGCTGTACGTCTGCGTGCCAGGCACCACCCTGGCCGACGTAGTGCGCGACCACCTGACCGCTGAGTATCACGCGGCCAAGGGCGACCTCGCGCCCAAAATCACGTTCACCAACCAGAAGCTCGGCCGCACCTACGCCTACGAGACGGCGGCGCCGGACATTGAGCAGCTGCGAGAGCGTGCCGAAGACTACCCTGAACTCTGGATCCCGAACGGTGGCCTGGTGGTCACCGCCGGCGTGGACGTGCAGCGAGACCGGCTCGCCGTTGTGCTGCGCGCCTGGGGCCGGGGCATGGAGAGTTGGCTGCTCTACTGGGGCGAGCTCTACGCCAAGGTGAGCACCACGGATTCCAGCGACCCGGTCTGGCAGCACCTGGATCAACTGCTGACCACGCCGATCCAGGCGGAGGCCGGGTACCGGTTGCTGCCCCGGGCGGAGAGCATCGACTCCGGCGGCCACTCCACCGAGCAGGTCTACGAGTTCGTGCGCACCCGGCAGAACCGTGGGGTGCTGGCCATCAAGGGCAGCTCCAGTGACTACGGGCGCCGAGAGATTTTTTCCGCGCCGAAGAAAACCGACTTCAAGGGCAAGCACAAAACCAAGGCCGCCAAATTCGGCCTGCTGGTCTACCAGGTGGGTACCCACAAAGCCAAAGACCTGCTGTTCGGCGAGGGTGGCAGGTTGAGCCTGACCGGCACCGGCCCGGGCCGGATGCACTGGTACCAGGATGTCCGCGACGACTACTACGAGCAGCTCACCGGCGTGATCAAGGCGCCCAGCGCGCGCATGAGCGGGAAGTTGGTCTGGCACGACAAGCCGGGTCAGCCGGTGGAGGCGGCGGACTGCGAGGTCTACGCCCTCCACGCCGCCTACAGCATGCGGCTGCACACCTGGTCGGACGCGCGTTGGGACCAACTGGAAGCCGAACTGAAACAAGCTGACATGTTCGGCGGGAAAGAGCCCGCCGCAGCGACGCCGCCCCGGCGCCGCAAATCCTCCTACTGGGACTGAACCATGGCGTACACGCAACAGGATCTGCAGCGGCTCGATGACGCCATCGCCGCCGGCGTCCTCCGTGTGACCCACAACGGGAAAACCACGGAGTACCGCAGCCTCGACGACATGATCCGCACCCGCAATCTCATCGTGCGCCAGCTGCAGCAGGGCCAGCAGGCTGTTCGCCGCCCCTACGCGCCAACCTTCGACCGGGGGTACCAATGATCTGGCTGGATCGCGCCATCGGCTGGTTCTCCCCCGAGGCGGAGGCCCGGCGCACCCGCGCCCGGGTGGTCACCCAGCGGCTGCGTGCCGTGAACGGGTACGACGGCGCCGGCAAGGGGCGTCGCAATACTTGGACCCGGGGCCGCGACACCAGCGCCAACGCCGAGAACCGCGCGGCGCTGCCGATTCTCCGCGCCCGCCATCGCGAGCTGGTGCGCAACAATCCCTACGCCGCCCGGGCAATGTCCGTGCTGCAGAGCAACATCATCGGCACCGGTATCCGGCCTCGGGCGGTGGCGGAGGAGGGGGCGGAAGCGCGCCGGGACCAGGCGCAGGCGGCGATGCTGGCGTGGTGTGAATCCACCGACATCGACTACGACGGTCGCCACGATCTCTACGGGCTCCAGTCCCTCGCGGTACGCACCGCCAAGGAATCGGGTGACGCGCTGCTGGTGCGGGTCACGCAAAGGGGGGGGCGATCCGGCATCCCGCTCAAGGTGCGGCTGTTGGAAGGCGATTACCTCGACCACACCAAGAATGGCCCCATGGAGAACGGCTACGCCGTGCAGGGCGTCCAGTTCAATAAAGCCCATCAGCGCGTCGGTTACTGGCTGCACCAGCACCACCCCGGTGATGCTCTGGCCAGCTTGGCACCGATCACCGGTAGCAAGCTGACCCCCGCCGAGGATGTCATCCACCTCTATGAGCAGCACCGCCCTGGCGCGGTCCGAGGGGTTCCGGCGGGCACCTCGGCCGTCATGCGCATGAAGAACCTGGACGATTACCAGGACGCGCGCATCGAGGCTCAGAAAAGCGCCGCCTGCCTGGTGGGCGTGGTCACCGAGCCGGAGCCGTTGGGTGAGGGCGAGCGCAAGGCGGACGTGTTGCCGGACCGGTTGGAGCCCGGCATGTTCCCGCGCCTGGGCCCGGGCGAGAGTGTGGAATTCAACACGCCGCCCACTGTCGCCGGCCACGGCGAGTTCGTGAGCACCGAGCAGCACGCCGTCGCCATAGCCTACGACGTGCCGTATGAGCTGCTCACCGGGGACCTCAGCGAGGTCAACTACAGCAGCATGCGCATGGGCTACCTCCAGTTCCTGCGCTCCAACGACCAATACCGCTGGAATGTGTTCATTCCCACGTTCGGCGCTGGGTTGGCCCGCTGGTTTAGCGACGCCTATGTTCTCACCGGCGGCAACCTGGACGGCATCACCTGGGACTGGGCGCCGCCGGAGCGCGAGCTGCTCGACCCCGCCCGCGAAGTCGGTCCCATGATCCTGATGAACCGAGCAGGCTACCGCTCCCTGCGCGGCACCATCCGCAGCACTGGCGTGGAGCCCGCCGATGTGCTGGAGGAGATCGCCGAGGAACGCGAGTGGCTCAAGAAGCGCGGCATCATTCTCACGACGGACCCGGCCCTGGTCAGCAACGCCGGCGTCACCCAGGCCCGGCAGGGCGACACCGGCTTCCCCGACCCGGCCAACGATCCGGGCGCTGGCCCGGGCAACGAATAACCGGAGACCCCCATGAATCCATCCCCAAGCCTCGCGCGCTTCGCGCGAACGGCGATGGCGTCGGCCGTTTACAGCGGTCGGCAGCTCTCCGCCACCAACCGGATCAACGGCCAGGGCGAGCTGCTGCTCTACGGCATCATCGGCGATTGGTTCGACGGCCTCGACGCGGCGACCATCGTTAGCGAGCTCGAAAGCATGAGCGGGGAGAGCGCGCCCCTGCCGCTGCGAATCCACAGCGAGGGTGGCTACATCACCGAAGGGCAGGCGATCTACAACGCCTTGGTCAATAGCCCGCGCCGCATCGACGTTCGGATCGATGGCATCGCGCTCAGCATGGCCAGCGTGGTGGCCATGGCCGGGGATGTGGTCCGGATCCCACCGAACGCCTACCTGATGATCCACAAGCCGTGGAATGGCGCCGTCGGTGACGCAGAGGAACTGCGGCGCAGTGCCGATGTGCTCGATCAGTTCGAGGACACCCTGGCCAACATCTACTCGGCCAAAACCGGCCTCGATAAGGACACCATCAAGGCGATGATGGCCGCCGAGACCTGGCTCAACGGTGAACAGGCGGTGGAGCTAGGCTTCGCCGACGAACTGATCGAGCCCGTCCAAGCCGCCGCCATGGCCAACCTCAACCATTTCCGTAACGCGCCCCAAGCGGCGCTGCAACAGTTCCACCGCCCGCCCACCGCGGGCGGTGCCTCGGCGGCCACCGCCGCCCAACCCCAGCAACCGAAAGGTGACACCATGAATCTGGAACAACGAGCAAAG